GCCGGCTACCACACCGGAGTCGTCGGCAAGTGGCATCTCGGGGATGCGCCGAAGTTCCTTCCTCCGGCCCATGGTTTCGAGGAGTCGATGATCACGCCTAAATTTGTAAAATGCCCAAGGAGAGCTTGAAGTACCTGGCCGAGGTCTAAAAATAACTCTACGGAACTCATCACCGACTATACTCACATTGGCAGGAACTTTTAACGGATAGTTTTCGTAGTATTCACCGCTTTCTACTAACACACAGATCTGTATGTTTCTAGCAATATCGCCATAGGTGATGCTTTCACCTATTTCGAATGTACCATAAATGATATCTACATCAAATATTTCATTGCCACCACTTTCTAGTGCCCCTGAGTGTGCAACAATCTGTGCGAGAGCATTACTGGTCTTACCTCTAAGGAATAAACCTTCTCTGATATCTCGTCCTCGTATAGCTTCAGGTGTGGAAGTAGTAACATCTCCAGTGAAATCAGTGCGTAGGCCTGCGGTATAGATAAGGAATCGTGGAAGGTCTACTTGGAAAGTTGGCAGACTGGTAAATCCTGTACCTTTGTCTGTGATGGTTATACTGGTGATCACACCACCAGTGACCACCGCGGTACCAAATGCACCTGTGCCGCCTCCACCGGTTATTCTCACCGAAACCAAACTGTATCCAGTACCACCGTTGGTAATACTTACAGATCCCACTTTGTAAGTGACATTAAACTGTGCCCCTACACCAATAGCACCAATGCCTACAGGTGCAGCACTGCTGGATATCACAGTGGCTACATTAGTACTACCGGGTAATGATCCTTGATATACACCTGTGGATACAATTTTAAAAGTAACAATGGCTCCAGGTGTGGTTAGTGTAGACAGCACTTCGATAAAACACTTGCCACCACCGCCAGGAACAGTACCGCCCACTAGTTCTAGAATGTCGCCAGTATAATAATTTGTGCCCACTGACGACAATGTCACAGTGTCCACACTCATTCGTATGGCTCCTGCGAATCCTGAGCCCGAGGTAGGTGATGTATCAATAGAAGTTAATGAACATTCTGTGACACCATTATTGTAGGTCAGTGTCTTTTCATATGGACCTATGATAGGTCTTGATTCTAGAACCAGCTCTTCAGCACGTTTAAGTGCAGCTTCCAGTGTTCTATAAGCATAGGCCAAAGCACGGCCTTGTAGTGCTGGCGAAACTCCGGGACGATCGTCCGATCCACTGAGTGCCACGTAGAGATTCACACTAGAACCAAATGCAGAACTGTCTACGTATGATTTTGTAGCTGCAATCAATCCGCCGTAAACTGTGTCATCGTCTGGTTCTGGCGAACGTGACAATATCAGCGGACCACTCATTCTGCCGAATGATTCGTCGACATTACCTGTGGCAGGATCTATAGCATTAACACCTGCTCTGGCAATTTTAGAATCTGCGTAATTTTTGTTGACAAGCTCGTGTTTGAAAATAGGCGCAAGAGGACTGATTGTGGTACCAGCATCAATGATACGGAATTGATTACCGCCAGATCGCATAGACAGATCGCCGCCTAATTGAGGTGAGGGGTCTGCTACGATTTCAGCAAAATCAGAATTGATAGCAATTTGATTAGGGTTTGTGGTAAAATCTAAACTGATACCGTTACCTGCTATCAGCTGTTTAAAGGCCAGTCCCGATTCTGTGTTGTTGACAGTGACTACAGGAGTGTTTCCAGTAGCAGTGTTATTCTGTCCTACATAGGTGCTAGGAGCGTCCTCTAGCCCGGTAAATTTCAGTCGATCCCCTAACCCCAAAGAACTATACAGTTCTCTAAAGTTGTCGTTGACTTTACGGAATGAATCTCTTATGCTGTCACCGGTGCCGTCATTGCCAACTGCACCAATATCAATAGTCTTTCTTGCCATGTTTAGAATCCTAGATTAAACTAATATTCTAATATTTAGCCCAAAGTTTTATAAGCCGGATGTAAATACTCGATGTTTCTAAAAACACAAACTCAATCAAATCAATATGTTAGGGTCAGTAAGTGTGGGGCAACACACAACTATACTAGAAAAAAGACCGTGGTAGTATTGAGATGTGATGCCTGTGATTCGGTATTTGAAAGAGATCTCAAACACATGGACAAGAAACGACTCAGCAACAATTTCTTTCATTGTTGTGGATCCTGTGATGCCAAAAGATTTGCCCAACGCACCGGAGTAGAGCAGAAGCAGATATGGAATATGCCTGCCAGTGTAGACTTACCTGTGTCTAAATTCTAAATGATTCACCGCAACCGCAGCGGTCACGCTCGTTGGGATTAACGAAATCGAATCCTTCATTGAGCCCATTGCGGACCCAATCCATAGTTAATCCGTCTAAATAAACTAGACTTTTGGCATCAACTAATATCACAAAGTCTTTTTGGGCAAAATTAGTTACACCGTGTTCGGCTTCGTATTTGTCTACGTATTCTATAGTGTATGCTAGTCCACTACAGCCTGTGGTTCTGACACCCAATCGAATACCCACGCCCTTGCCACGCTTGTCTAAATTCTGTTTGATTCGTTTGCTGGCGGTGTCGGTTACGGTAATCATCTATGGCCGCTTGAATCGCGTCTTCAGCAAGAATTGAGCAATGTATTTTAACTGGGGGGAGTACAAGATGTTCGGCGATCTCAGAATTCTTAATAGATCCTGCTTCTGCCAACGTCTTACCTTTGACCCACTCCGTAATGAGTGATGAACTTGCGATTGCCGATCCGCAGCCATACGTTTTGAATTTTGCGTCCGTGATAATGCCTTCATTGTTTACCTTTATCTGTAGCTTCATCAGATCTCCGCACGCCGGAGCTCCTACTAATCCCGTACCTATATTTTCTTCGTCTTTGGAAAAACTTCCTGCATTTCTGGGATTTTCATAATGATCAATCACTTTGTCCGAGTACGCCATTGATTACCCTCCAATCGATTATTTTCCATATGTTTTGCAAGTATTTCTTTTTGTCTGCCTGATAGTCTAGTGCAAATGCATGTTCCCACCAATCTATCAATAACACAATATCGTTCCTAATTTCATGATTCGCGATGGTTTTGATTTCACCGTCACGGGCTAGATATGCCCATCCGCTGCCCTGTATCTTCATAGCTGTTTTTTCAAATTCTTCTTTGAAACGGTCAAAAGTATCAAAATGTTTTTCTATAAACTGTAAAATAGCATCATAGGGTCTGTTAGATCCCTCGGGCGATTTTAATTGTCCAAAATAGATATTATGTAGGAAAGCGCCAGCTTCATTGAAATCGTCATCACCTTCGCCTTTGTTATAACGATCAACGTAGGCTTTGTACAGTGTGCCGTAGTGATAATCTAAAGTAGCTTTGCTTTTTACTGGCGCTAGGTCATTGCGATCGTAGGGCAGAGTCAGCTGGATCAGTTTGTCTTTTTTGCCTTCAACTATGAATTTTTGTATAAAATTATATGCCATGCTTGTATTTACCGTATAAATAACCTACAAGGAGATTTACACATGGAAATTTTTATTTTTATAGCAATTGTCGTGGGCGCGGCCCTATTGTGGAATGGTTATGTGAGAACCAAAAAAGCAGAGACTGATGACGCCATTGATAAATGGATACCCGGTGGCCCTGGCAAAAATCCAGAGCAACATCCCTTGGCAAAATTCAATACTGGTGCTGATGAGCCTTGGCCGTTTGGTGAAAAATTGCCCGAAGGCAAAATTCATGTCAAAGTTGCTGATGTTGCACCAACTGCACCTGTACCCACTGTATCTGATATTACTGCCGGAAACAAAGCAGAGGCTGTGGCTAAGATTAAGAAAGCACCAGCTAAGAAAGCAGCAGCAAAGACTCCTCGCAAGCCAAAGACTTCTTAATAGATTTGTCTTGTTCGTATAGGGCAAATGAGGCCAAGTTCTTGGCCTTGCTTTCACACATGATATCAAATTGATCTCTAAAAGTCAAAGCCCATTCGTTCACAGCAGTATTCCAATAGAATTCACTGTGTGCCCGCAGCTTGGCTTTTTTGTAGCCCTGCTCTAAGAGGGTCGAAAGATCGGGGCGGTGGTGTCCGGAATGAGCAACAAGGCAGTCTTCCCGTGATACACTGTAATGTATAACAGGACGCACACCACGCCAACTATCAATAATGCTTTTAACACGGTCGTCAATAGGTTCAATGTATTCTCCAGTTTTAATCCAATGATGATGAATGTCTAAGACCAATGCACAGTCTTTGACTAATTCAATGCTGTGTTCTATACCCCAGGTCATTTCATCGTTTTCTATAGTAAGACAGTTGCGGGCTTCGGGGGTCATCCGTGCCAGAGCACTACGGATACCGGCTGGGCCTTGCCGGCCAGCGATATGCACATTGATCTTAAAGTCTTGAAACGTCTTACCAAACCCCATCCAGCGAGCCATGTCCACATGATATTCAAACTCCTCTATGCTACGATCAACAATATCGGGATTATCAGATGCCAGCACAGTAAACTGGCCAGGGTGAAAACTGAGACGAACATTACGATCTCTAGCAATA